GTAATCCTTATTCTCGCCGATTGGCACCGTCCGTGCCTGCCCATTGGATTCGTACCGGCATTTCAGGCGCTCGCTCCACTGCGGCTCATCGCCTGGCACCCACTTCTCCGTCTTGGAATCAATGTGCCCATTGACCCAATCGCCAGTCTGGTCGTCGTAGTGACCTTCGACAGCTGGGAACTGGATGCTGATGGTGTGCGGCCTGAAACTGATGCTCATAGGACAATCCCCCTAAAGAAACGTCACCCGTGGCTTTTTGGTAAGCAGGTCTTTGATGCCCAGCTCCTTGCACTGCATCTTGTACCAGTCCAGAAGAGCCTCCCGGCTGGCCTTGGATATCGTCATACCGCCCTCCTGAACGGACTGCGGCATGGCAAGCAGCTTGGGAATGTACTTGACCGTAGCCACCTGTACCTTCCTGAAATTGGAATCCGAGACTTCGGCGCTGGCCGTCAGCTTGTTCTTGAGCGTGTACTCCAGAACGGAAGCATCCGACAACCTCACACCGAAGTCCTCGAACTGTCCCTTTATGAACTCGGATATCGTCATCGCAGCTACTACTCGAAAGCGGAGCAGTCGATGAGACCCATCCTGTTGGAACGGTTGATATCGACAATCCAGTCGCAACCGTACTCCATGAAACGCCCTTCCTTGGTGCGCTCCGTCGCGATGAACATGCCGTAGTCCTGCTCGGTGTAAGCCTTGCCGGGGATACGGTCCTTGAGCTCATACGGGGTGTGGTGACGGAGGTTGCCGATTTTCTCGCCCGGCAGGAGGGAAATCTTGTAGTTGGGCACGGCGTTGATGGCCGAGCCGTCCTGCATGTTGATATAGACCTCCTTGAGCTTGATGCGGTAGGGAATCTGGAGAGACTCGAACACGTCGTTGACGATGTTCGGGGAAATGAGGGAGATGCTGTGGCCCACCTCGAAGTTCGCCACCTTCGTCAGGAAGTTATCCTTGAACTCCTGGCACCCGAGGATGCACTTGGTGAAGGTGAAGCGGTTCATTTCCATGATGGTCGCATCGCAACCGGCCAGACGCAGGGTCGGGATGGCGTTGATGAGGTAGGAAATGAAGGTGCTCTTGTTGCCGGCGACGGGGACGAGCTTGTTCTTCCCGGTCTTGAAGGGAAGGGTGATGGTGTTGATTTTCACACCGTTCTCGTCGGCCTTGCTGCGGACAGAAGCCTGGCCGTTGAACTTGAGGTCGTTGAGCATCAGGTCCATGCGCTTGTGAGGCGCGAGGGCGCACTGGCGGAAATCGTCAACAAGGAAGTTGACGACAGCCTCCATGTCCTCCTGACGGCCCAGACGGTTCAGGGTCTCGACGAGCTCCTGGAGACGGTCGAGGCGGTCGTTATCCATCTGGTAGGCTTCACCGAGGGAGCCGACTTCGCCCTGACCCTTGGCCATCGCGTGACGCTTGCGGACGGGCTTGTTGGCATTCTTGTCGATGAAGGAACCGATGATGACGGCGGTCTGGTTGCCGGAGAAGGTCTTGAACGTCCCGTCAGGGTTGGTGGGCAGAGGGTCGAGGTAATCCGGCCAGTCGATGCGGTCCTGGTCGGTGAGAGTTACCAGCGCCCTGTTGATGACCACGTTCATAAAGACGGGATTCGCAAGAATGTTGTCAATAGTGTAAATCATAGCTTGTAATCCTTTTTATACGAACATGAAACGGGACGTGAGGGAAGCCTTGTCAGCCTCGGTCACAGGGACGTAGAGCTCGGCCTCCTTGATTTCGTAAGCACGGAAGAGGGCGGTGACGGTCGCGCCGGTCTCCACCTTGGTGCGTGCATAGTTGAGAGCGGTCGCCACGTGGACGGCCTTGTAGGAGCTGGCCGTCTTTTCCTCGATGACTGCGCCAGCGTCGAGCTTGGCGGTGAGGGCAGTGACGGTCAGGGTGTCGTAATCGGCACGGGAGGTGTCGATAGCGGAGACGGTGATGTCGTTGGTGCCGTCGGAGAGCGTGCAAGCGCCGGTGATGCCGGAGCCCTTCGCAATCTTGACGGAGGTAGCCTCAGCAGCCGCGTTGGCGAACACCTTCGCGGTGAGCTTCACAGCCTCGGCCTCGGAGAGGACCGCACCGGCTGCGATGGCCTCGGACAGAGCGGAAACCGTCAGCTCGTCGTAAGCCTCTTCGGACTTATCGACGGCAGACACCGTAACCACGACACCGTTGGGCAGGACAAACTTGCCAGCCTTGGCGAAGCTGCCCTTCTGGATTTTGACGGACGTTGCAGCGGCCGCAGCGGCCTCCACCACCTTCAGGTTGTTGACCACGTAAGCCTTGCGGTTCACGAAGTCAATCAGGAGAGGGCAGAGGACCGGGACGTGAGCGCCAGCGGGAAGGCCCTCGATGTCAAGGTTGAAACCACCCTGAGAACGATAGCCGGAATCTACCGCATAAAGCTCCCTCTCGACCTCAAAAGCATTGTCGTCGTAAATAACTCCTGCTGCCATAATTGATTGGGGTTAATTAGGATTTTTTGTTTTTCTCTGCCGCGAGCTGGTCGGTTTTCTCCTGTGCGGCTTTCAGGAGGGGGTCTTCATCGCCCTGCTGGCCCGCGCCGGACTGGTCGGGCTGGCGATTACCGGAATGATTGGCGTTAGCCACAGCCTGCTCGTCATCCTTGAAGGACTGCTCCACGGTTTCGGCAAATGCTTTCACCTCGTCCTCATCCTTGAACTCACGCCCGTTAATGATGGGCGCGTAGAATGATTCGCGGACCCCTTTTTCCTTGAGGATGGCTACCAGAGTGGAGCCGAAGCCCTGCTGCTTGGCCGCGTTCGCCTTTGCGGTCTCCCGCTCTTCGATTGCGTCCAGGCGCTCGGCGAGCTTCTTTGCCCACGCGGGTTCCTCTTCGGTTTTGGGCTGCTGTTGCGCAGGTTGCGTTTGGTTTCCAGATGTGCCCCCTGCCTCGACCGGCTTTCCGTCTTTCAGGTTGTGCTTGGTCTCGTAATCAGTCACCGCCTTGGTCGAGGCCGTGGCGACAGCCTGATTAACCCTGAAATCCGAATAGGTCTCCATCACCTGTGAGGTCGTCACGGCATCGACTGCCGCCTGAACGTCCTCTGCTTTGGTCGTCTCCTTTGCGAGCTTCCTCGCCATAGGCTCCAGCCAGCTGGCCTCTACCCCAGGGAATTTCTGTTGCAAGGCCGCAAGAATTTGTTTGAACATAAAAAGCGCTTTTTGGTTACTATAAATTCGATGTCGCAAAATTACCCGGGACGCGCACGCAAGACCACGTTTCCGGGGATTCATCCGTGAATGTCACCGGGTGCGTTCACCAAATAATTTCAAAAACGCAAGTGGCCGCACCTGTCAGGGCACGGCCACCGCCCCTTTCGGGGACTACAAACAAGAAGATGAAATACCCGCCTTGTGGCGGATGGGTCTATTTGGCCGGGGCGCTGGCTGCGGGCTTCTCGCCGCTCTTCGCCGCGCCTTGGCCGTTCTGGGCATCCTTCTGGGCCTGCTCCTTTTCCTCTTCGTCAATCTGGGCGATTTCTTCTTCCACCTGGTCCGTCATACCAAGGAACATGATACCGCTCTTGCGGCTCATAAACTTGGCATCCTTCGCGCCGGTGGCAATCTCCAGCTTCTCCTTGAGGTTGTTGATGGTGTATGGCTGAATCTCCACGGTGATGTCGATGGTGTCGGCAGCTTCTTTCAGGCCCGGGCACATGGAGCCGATGGCCGCAACGAGGAAGTTATAACGGCGCTGAAGGAACTCACCCAGCACCTCGGCGTGATTGTCCACGGCCAGCAGGATTTGCATGAACATGTACTGGAACGCCACGCCGGATATTGCCTGCCCGAGGTTCTTCATGTTCTCGAACGTGATGCGGGGGGTGGAGGTCAGACCGTAGATGTTCTCCAGCAGGGTGGTTATCTCCAGCTTGATGGCTTCCGGGGTCTGGTCCCAAGTCAGGTAGAACGCATCGCCCTCTTCCTCAATCTTAATCATCCTGCGGCGCTCGTCCTGATTGCCGAGGCCAGCTTCACCGGCCAGCTCGCCCTTCAGGATGAGGTACGGGAAGAAGTGGTAATCTATGCAGTCGGCATAGTCGGACAGCACCTTCTCCAGACGGGCCCTCTGGGGCTGGATGTTGTGGCACAGGGTGCGGTCGCG